ATTTTGTTATCTACTTCAGCACTAGCCTTCAGAGCTTCCACCAATGCTGACTGTGATTCGGCTTTCGCGACATCCCGCTGCTTCCAGCCTTGTGATGCAATTATCTTTGCATCGCTCTTCGAGAAACGTCCACTTGTGTGTAGCCACTTCTCAAAATCCCTGACCGTTGTCAATTCTATAGACTTGACTTGGGCCATAAAATCCTCACCCATTGCGTCAATGTGTCCTACTAGAATCTTTGCCTTTTCCGCAAACTCATCTAGTGCTTCACCAACCATCTCTGGCTCATCTGGGTTACCAGCAATATACGTCATCAGACGACCGAATAAAAGCTGGAGGCCATACAAAGACACTTCGTCATTAATGCTTCCTAGCATTCCGGAGTCTTCGGCTTCTTCTCCCTGCTCGTCTTCCTCGATGCCTTCGTCTTCGTATTCCATTTCAACCTTAGAGGACTTTTCCTCGTCGTCTTCTTCCTCTTCCATATCGTCTGGGTCATATGCACCAAACATGCTCTTATTCTTTAGGATAGTGTTACGACAACGTTTAGCAAAGGCGAACCCAGGGTCTCCGCCCCAAGCATCCCAAGCAACACGACCTGGTGATGGAAAACCATCCTCACCAGAACTGAATCCCTTAGCCTTCTTATCTACCTCATGGCGAGAAAAGAAACTGTACATACGCATAACAGTACTAGCAGACAAAGGCTCGCCTTTAACAATCTGGTTAGCACGCGCCCAACCAACTGCTGTTGCGCCATCATGACCGGCTTCACGCCAAGCAATAGCACGCTTCGCAGCTGACTTCATTGCTGATGTAGGCTTAAAGGTTTTCTCTTCCTTGACCGATACCTCCATCAAAGACTTAACTGGTACGACAGAGTTACGTGGCTCGGCTGGACATGGAGTTAGACTTGCTTCTGCAATAGGCCACGAAAGAATCTCTTTACGATCAGCACTCTTTTTAGAGTAAGCAACAAGGTGCGGTGCAGCACCACTGCTAAGACCAAGTCTGCCTTCGCGTAGCAGTTGGTTTACCTTAGCCATATAGCGGTTGCTAATGTCAATCTGTCCTTCATAGAACAGGCCCGCATCATCCATCTTTACTTTGCCACGACCAATGACTTGGTTACCAAAGACGTCGGTGAATCCATGACCGTAATACAGGTTTAGGTCAAACTCATCTCCGCTCTTTAGAGGGCGTCCAAAGTCGGTCTTCGCGGTGAAGTATTCACCAGTAGTGTCATTGGCATTGCCTTGATTGTCAAAGCGCACCAAGTAACCTGCAAAGCGACCGTCGGACGATGCCTTTACAGCATCTCCAATCCAGCATAAGACTTCGTTATTCATCTGCTTGACCCACCAACCTTTTCCAAGTCCGAAGGGGACGGGATATGTATCTCCTCACTAGCTTGCTGCCTACGTGATACATCCTCGCTTCTCGGCTTGGTACTTGCCAATGAAGGTGTAACAACTGGAGCTTCTGTTGTAGCCAGATACTCAGTACGTGCATCCACACTTTCCATGTCCGCTTGCATGGCTTCGTGGAACGACAACTCTCTACCAACTTCTTCGCGTGCTTCATCTACTGTAATGATTCCAGCAAGAACGTCAGCACGTGCCTCACGTCTAGAATCAAGAACATCGGACTTGAGTTCCAAGATTCCAGATGTATCGTAGAAAACCCAAAGGTCTTCACTGTCTGGGTACGTTCGCAACACCTTACGGGTCAGCTCATACGCAAACATCTTCATGAATGGGAGAATCCCACCACGCCATGACTGCTTGATTGACTCTTGCTTATTGTTAAACGTAGCACGCTGAACACCAGTCCAAAGACCAAGTGCCAATGGGTCAAGACCAAGAGACGCAGGAATACGAGTTTCTGGCATAGACCGAACATCGTTCAGTGCCATCTCGTCTGGTTTAAAGCCAAGTTGGTGCATGTCCAATGCGCCAGGAATAAAGCGTGGCTTGCCAGGTTCACGAGACATCTTCTCTTGTAGGCGACGTGTCATGTTGTCTGCCTGATCAGGAGTCATCGGTGCGGCTTGCTCACCACCCTCAAGCTTTAAAACCTTGGGGGTAAATACGACCGGAGGTACGCCACCGGAGGAAGCGAGTCCAGCACTAAAGTCAGAGTATGAGTTGTCGGTAATAATTTCACGATACAAAGGCGCAAGAGGCGAAACGCCTTGTAGAGGTAACCGTTCATCAATTCCATACTTTACGTGTACAACATCTTCCTTCGTCAGCTTCATCATCGCGCCGTATGGTGAATACTCGTAGTAATCCAAGTATCCATTGTCATCCGGTATAGGACGAATCCAACGTGCAGGAACCCACAATAAACGTATAGGTGTGCCAGTACGATCACGGGTTACATAGATGTAACCATTACCCTTACGGATAACGTCTGTAAGTACTGCCCAGATTAACTGAGTTCCACCGTAGTGATCGTTAGGAAACTCGATGAGGTTCTCTAAAGGGTGTTGTTTTTCAAGCCCCTTGTAGTTAACGCCATCGCGAGTACCAACAGAAACAGGTGCTTGTTGCCAAGACGTAGCAATGAAGTTAATACAGATGCTGACAATGGCATTGTCGCGTCCTTCATTGGCTTGCGCTGGGTCTAGAGTCCGATAAGGACTAAGTAAGTCTGAGAATGACTGAAAGCCAGTAATGTACTGACCATAGGCATATCGTGGCAAAGGCGTATCATCGCCAATGGACAACTCATTGATTTTCTTCAAACCGAGTTTATATAAAGCTTTATCCCAGAATGCCATGCCGCCTCACTAAAAAGTATACAGACCTATACAAAAGCCAATAGTAAATCAGATAATCCACCTCAAGTCTATACACTTGGTTAGAATACATCCCAGTTAACAGTGACTTGCCTCTTTGTGGTTTCCTCAGCGAGCGTTGTGAATGCGTCAGCCAAAGCGTCCACGATGTCGTCGTGCCTTCCGTTAGGAAACATCTTCAATTCATCGACCAAGATACTGTTCCATTCTGCCTTAATCATCCGGAAATGACCTTGGTTGACCTGTGATGACATCGGATCAGCCCTAATTGTTTTATCACCTGAGATAGGTTTGAACCGTAGACGATGCCCAGTGAGCATGCGAGTAATACTTGCCACGAGCGACTTACCTGCTGCTCCTGGGTCTTGTGGGAACCTCTGGATTGTCTCTTCCATGCCATCAACCATAGACGTAACACGAATCATCTCGTCACGCTCATTGGTTGCTAACTGCTTACGAACGACGTCTAGTATCCAGTAGTTGCCATCTTCGCCAAGTCCAAGAAGTACACCAACAGTAAAGTCACCTTTACCCTTGGTAGACGCTAAGTCCCATCCACGTACCTGCGCCTTCATCTCAGGTGGGTTACCTTCAAGGATGTTATCGGCAAGTATCATGTTGCCTTGCTGTGTAGATGGCCTCTGTTGATACTGACTATTCCAAACGCGTTCACTTACAGCAGATCGCAGACCAGCTAACTCTTTTGTGTTGTATCGTTCTGGCCATAACGCCTCACCATACTTACGCCCAAGCGTATCAATACCATCAGTAGTATCTGGTTCTGCTGTTGCAGGGAAACTTACAATCTTCCACTGTTCACCAGCATGCTTCATCTCTTCGATAAGTCGTCCCGCTAAATCATCTTCATGCCAGCGGGTCATAATCAAGATGATGCGTCCACCAGGTTCTAGACGAGTACGAAGCTTTGACTGATACCAACGCCATAGACTTTCGCGTCTATCTTCTGTCCAGACTGCTTCTTCATCTGCTACCGGGTCGTCAATAAGGATAAGGTCTGCACCACGTCCTGTGATACCACCACCAACACCAGCAGCTCTGTATGTGGCTCTGTGCGCCCACAGGAGTGCCCATGTCTGTGCGTTACGTTGGTCAGTGGCTAACTGACAATCAGGGAACACCGCGTTGAAGTCACGGTTACTCTGGATGGTGTCACGAACACTACGGCTAAACTGTTCTGCTAGGTCGTTAGAGTACGAACAATGGATAATGGTGCGTCTTGGATCTCTTCCTAAAAACCATGCAGGAAACTTCTCAGATACCGTAGAACTTTTCCAGTGTCTAGGCGGCATAAAGACCATAAGTCTATCGACATGCCCACTCTCCACCAACTCTAGTTCTTTTGCTAATGCCTTTAGGTGCTTGGCTTTGTATTGCTCTGCTGCTTTACGATCAACAAAGCCAGCAAACTCAGTAAGGCTGATACGTGCTGCATTGACTTTCTTGTCATATGCACGCTTTGCAGCTTCAGCCATCAAGGCAGAAGTAGCGGCTGATTCCTGAATCTTATTCAACTACTACTGCTTCCTCAATCACTTCTGAGTCATCCGGCTTTGCTGCAATCAAATGAGCTTCAGCAAGAATCTCTTCCTGTGTTAATCCGTATTGCTCTGCAAGCATACGCCACGTACCCGAAGGGCCAATACCAACATTCTCGGTGTTCTCACCTGATAGCAATAACCGAATCTTTACTGCTTTCTCTAAGTCGGTTACGCTATCTAGACGTATCTCACCTTTTGCTAGGTTTTGCTTCCACTGCTCAATTGTGTCATCAATAATGCCAATAAACGCAGCCTTTGCAACGGCAACAGATGCAACGGACGACTTTGTTAATTGAGCAGACACCTCAGCATCACGCTGAAGTGTCCTTGTTTCCCAACTGAAGTTACGTCGCCAACTGCGTACCGTCTGTACTGATACATGATGCCTCTCAGATACCTTTTCAAGGTTCCTGTCGCGTGTATCACCAAGACTGTAGTAAGTCTCAAATGCTTCACGTTGTAAGAGGTTTTCGTTGGCGATGTGCTTAGACATTAAGCGAACGGATCCTCAATATCGGATACATCTACTGCACCAGATGTAGATGCTTCATCACGTGTTCCCTTTGTAAGTGGCGACACGTTACCTACTACGATGTTTGTGAATTTCTTCTGTGAGCCATCCATTGCAGATACGACATTAATTTCAATGCGTCCTGTGACAGCAACAAGGCGTCCCTTTTCAAGGTACTTGCCTACAAACTCAGCTGTCTTACCCCATGCAACACAGTCAAAAAAGTCTGTGACCTTTTCCTTGTCCTTGATATAAGGACGATCTACAGCAACCGAAAAGTTACAACGAGGTGTTGCGCCTGTCCCAACAAAGGACGGGTCACGAGTGATTCTCCCCACTAACGCTACTTGATTCATTATCTAACTCCACTAACTCTTTTAGCCGCCAAACGGCTTTCTTGATTTCCTCGGCTGCGTCATCACTGCCAGTAAATTCCTTAGCTAAGTACCAGATAGCCTTCGCTAAGTCCCCATGATAACTGCAACCCTCTTTTTGTCCACGGCGTTGGATGTACTTTATTGCCGTAAACAAATACCTACTCAGCTCCCAAGAATCCGCTACGTCGGTTGGACGTAGCGAATACTTCTCGTAGTGACTGTTATCCTTCACGTGGAACAGATACCTTCGGCTTGCGTGGCTTAGGTACTTGCGGGATATTCTCATCCACTACTGGGACTGCATCAATATCAAACTCATGTGGTGTGTCGTGTGTGCCACTAAGGTTCAACTTTGTAAACACCCAATCCTGAGCATCGACTAACTTAGTAAACACTTCTTGACCAGCGTTTGTCTCATCGTAAACATTGGCCACAAACGACGAAGGCGACAAATGTACAATAGCCTTCATCTCAGATCCTACAAACAGACGAACAATGCGTTCAGCACCATTGACTGTGTCAAACTGCCACACGGGTTCCATGTGCTTTCTCCTAGTAACCGAGGTTGTTTTACTATACACTTTACGCATGCGTGACGCAAAAATAAGTAAACAGCCTAGTCTGCACGGGTACACAGCTACTCAACCTATCTGCATGACTAAGGATGTCACAGGTGCAGAAGATGACTTTGGGGAGTGGCCAAAAGATTACCAAGTTGATCCATACGTGAAGACGTGCATCCGGCTACCACAACACCTATTTGGCATTATCAAAGACCAAGGCTTACATAAGTCAATACGGCGGCTGATTCTCATTGCCAATCCTTTGTATGCCCATCATCTGATTACTCTAAACCCATTGTCTCAGTTAAACCGGAGCCAGCTACGACAGGTTAGAGACGAGGCATTAGCGTTGCAGTGTATGTCACTGATGATTGAAGCAAACCTTCCGATGATGCGTGAGAATTTAAGCAAGACCATAGCAATGGCAGATCATATTGCAGACCAGCGTGACAACGAACGTAAACGCTTGCTACGTGAAGGGCGACGACAACGTTTACTAGACCTTCGAGCAAAAGGCAAGCTAAACGTGCGCGTACGCACAAAGACTCAACAATAAAGGAATCAAACATGTCCGATAGACCAATCGCAATACGATCTGTAGAGAATGCTAGATTGAACCTGGGTGTACAGGAAGAAGGCAACAATGGCGGGAAAGCCGTGGAATCATACTTAGCGTCGTGTATCCCACCACTACCTGCCGGCAACCCGTGGTGCGTGGCTGTTGTCAGATTCAGACTCAAGCAAGCTGCTACTCAACTAGGACTTACTTACGACGTGTCAATGCCACGAACAGCATATACACCTGATTACGTACGATGGGCTAAAAAGACTGGCAACTGGATTACCT